GTCGACGGCTTCCAGCATTGCGCCCGTTTCAGCACGTCCACGCCCCCCCAGCACTCCCGATCCGCCATAGCCAGGGCGATGCACAGGCAGTCCAACAAGTGATTATCGCGGGAAACCTGCACCCATGACCACTTGCCCTTCATGTCGCGTTGCTTTTCCTCGGCTAAAATGTGCCGGATGAGGTCGTCTTGCACGTCCTTGTTGAACGTGATCGCGCCATGACTTCCTGGGGGAAGGCCCAGGTAGTACGAAACGGCATCTTTTAGGGCATCCGTGTTGAGTAACCACACGACCAGCCCGCCTTTGATCGGTTTGCCCTGTTTCCCCGGCATCTTGTCGATGATTGAATGCGTCACCGTCGCTATTGATGCTGTGGAGCGGCCTTTCGTCCCGAACAATCGCTTCCCGTCCGTCGCCGCACGGATGATCGCATACGCCCGCGCCGTCATACTCTCGCTTTCACCGTCCCGCGTCCCGCCGGTATCCATTCCAGCCCGCCATATCGGATACTCCGCGCCCCCGGATTGCCGCTGATAGCGGGTAGAAAACACCGATTCCCGCACCTCTTCGCCCTGCTGCTGTATCGCTTTCCCGGCAAAGGCAAGCTGTCCATAGGCGATTACATGAAATCCCTTCGGCCGGGTAACGGCCAGGTCCAACCACCACACCCCTTTCTGCCCAGGGTCCATGCCCCGCACGACGGCAACGGTGTTATCGGGGCAGATACGCGCCGGAAGGTCGTTCCTTCGATTCATCAATGCCACCTCCGAATGCGTTTCCGCCCGGTCAACCCACGGCTCGGCCATCCAGGAATTACGGAAATTCATGAATTGCGTAGGGTCGCCTTTGGTCAGCAGGAACTCCGCCGCCACGTCGCCAAACGAGAACCACGGCGTATAGAGCCGGTTGAACTGGAAGCCAACGGAGCGCGGCTTGTGCTTTGCCATGTGCTCGTCGAAGGGCAAGCCATACGATTCGCGCCCGTTCTCAACCGTCATGGCGTACCATTGACCGCGGCGAACAAGCTCCATGCGCCGGTCGTCCCTGATCTCGCCCCCACACTCCGCGCACTCATACCATGCGGTATCCCGGACCACCGAGGGCGTGTGATCGTCACCGAATTTGATCTGTTCAAGGGTGAGCTTCTGCCGGAATCCGCAATGAGGGCAGGCCACGAGGTAACGGAATCTGGCATCACAAGCGGCTTCCCCAACGGTAATATACCCGGTTTCGATTGTCGGCGTGCTGGCATAGATGAGCTTTCGCACCCGCTTAAACGTGTTGGTACGTTCTTTGCCAAGAGAGAGCGGTGACGCCTCCTTGCCTGAAAATGCCGGGTATTTGCCTACCTCATCGAAGAAGCAATACCGGATAGGCCGCGATGCAAGGCTCGTAGGGCTACCCGCCCATGCAAAGTACACGGTCATGGAGCGGAAGGTTTTCTTTTTCTTCCCGGTCTCCTCTCGGTTCTCGGAGAGGAGGTCTTTTAGCCGCTCGCTATGCCGGATCATGTCGTCAACGCGGTCCTTCGACAATTCATCGGCTAGGGACTCGTTCGGTTCGACCACCATCGCGTCACCGGGGTCTTGCAGGGTCGCGTAAAGCAACATGTTAAGGCATCCCTCCGTCTTCCCGACCTGAGTAGGACTCTGAATCCACACCTCCTCGACGCACTCAAGGCCGAAAGCGTCCTGATACGCCCGGATCGGCGGGACATACGAGGTCTCCCATGGCCCCCTTTTCTCGGCCTTGTAGGACAACACGCGGTATTTATCGGCACACTCCGATACCGTGAGGTCTTCCGGCGGCTCCCAGGCGGTGCGCTCTTCCGGCCACCAAGGGTATTTAGGCGGTTTTGGCATCCTTCAATACCCCCGTCGGCTTGCTGTAGTGCTTCATCATCTGCCGCAGCGCCTTGTCCACAATCCCCTTTGCTTCAGGCCACCGGGTCAGGCGCCGGGGAAGGGCGAGGAGATCGGTCTTCAACGTGTAGACACGGCGGGTGAACTCGTCGGCAACCATCGGCCGCTCGATCAAGTCCCCGCGCTCCTTGGCTGCTTTCATCTCCTCGCGGTCGGCCTGAGCCTTCAGCTTGCGGAGTTCCTCCGCCTCCCGTCCCGATCCGCCACGCCCCTTGATAAGTTGCTGCTGGTATTCACAGAATGCTTTCGTCGCCAACACGAAATCGACATAGCCCTTGATCGGCTTCGGAACAGCCCCCTCGTTTGCAAGCTGCATGTAGCGTTGATAAGTGATGCCGTAAATTTGCTTGGCAATCTCAGTCGCCTTCACCGGTACTGCATCCATTTTGGCCCCCTAAAATAAAACCTCAATAATTTCACTATACACGGCCATTCCTCGCGC